CTTGCATTCCGTCACAAGGGGGTGTACGCTCTCCCTGTCGGCATTAACGACAAACCAAGGAAACCTGAAATGAAAACTGAAGTTGAAATTGCAGAAGAGTTGTTTGCAGCGAAGATCGAAGAGAAGAAGGCTACCGAAAAGCGAGTGGCCCTCGAGGAAGAGTTGATCGCTCTTCTTGGCGCGAAAGAGGAAGGCTCCCAGACCCATCAGGTCGGAGCGTTCAAGATCACCATCACCGGCAAGCTCACCCGCAAGATTGATTGGGACATCTTCGATGCGAAGATCGCAACGAAGATCCCCGACAGTCTGCATCCTGTGAAGATGAAGCGCGAGCTTGACGATGCCGGGGTCAAGTACCTTTCCAACAACGAGCCGCAGTTCTACAAGATCCTTTCTGCTGCACTTACCGTCAAACCCGCCAAGACCGCAGTAACCATTGTCCAAGGAGTTTAATGAGATGGCGATATCACTGAGTAGTTTGAGAAAGACAGGCGTTGCCCGTCCGCCACGCATCGTGGTGTACGGCACGCACGGCATCGGCAAGTCCACATTCGCGGCGCAAGCCCCGAAGCCGGTGTTCATCCAGACCGAAGAGGGCTTGGATGCAATCAACGTGGATGCGTTCCCGCGATGTCAGAAGTTTGAAGACATCATGGAGTGCATCAGCGCCCTGGCGTCGGAGTCGCATGAGTTTGGCACCGTGGTGCTTGACTCTGCGGACTGGGCCGAGCAGTTGATCCACAAGAAGGTTGCCGAAGATAACAACGTCAAGACCATCGACGCCATCGGCTACGGTCGCGGCTACAAGGCTGCGTCGGATTACTGGCGGCAGATTCTTGATGCGTTTGATTACTTGCGCAACGAGCAGGGGATGCAGGTGATCGTACTCGCTCACACGCAAGTGAAGCGTTTCGATGACCCACTCGCTGACCCGTATGACCGCTATCAGTTGGACCTGCATCACGGCAGTTCCAGCCTGATCTCGGAGTGGTGCGACATTCTGATGTTTGCGAACCAGCAGTACTCGACTGTCAAGAGTGATGTGGGTTTCAACCAGAAGATCACTCGCGCTGTGGGTAACGGTAACCGGGTGCTGTACACCCAAGAGCGTCCGGGTTGGCAGGCGAAGTCTCGCTGGCCGCTGCCCGACATGCTCCCTCTTGAGTATCAAAAGTTTGCCGATGCACTGGGCACGGCAATGAACAACGTCACTGGAGGTTAATTAAAATGGCTAAGGTAAGTTTCAACGTAGCAGACGCAGGCGATCTCACTCAGAACACCCGCGAGATTCTGCCGGCTGGGGACTACACGATGCAGGTCGTGCAGTCGGATCTTCGCGACACGAAGGCAGGCGACGGCCAGTACATCTGGCTGGAGTTTGAGGTGATGGGCCCGAAGTACGCGGGCAGTCGATTCTGGGAGCGTCTCAATCTCTTCAACAAGAGCGAGGCGACTGTCAAGATCGCGAAGAAGACCTTGGGCAACATCTGCAACGCGGTTGGCCTGTCCGTGTTTGAGGACACCGAGCAGTTGCATTTCAAGCCGATGAAGGTCACTATTACCCACAAGGAGAACAAGATGGGTGGTCTGGACGCACGCGCTGCGTACTACCCATTGAACGGGGCGACCCCCGCAGCCGCTGCTCCTCAGGCTGCTCCTGTTGCCACCGCCTCGGCCGCCGCGCCGAAGCCGTGGGAACGTCACAAGAAGTAACATAAAGAGGCGCGGCATCCGGATAGCAACTCCCCCGTTGCTAAATTGCCACCCACCTGCCGGATGTCGCGCCTCCCCTTGGAGGAGAAATGGTCAAGATTCCAGACACTGAAGATCTCACGTTGCGCGCTGTAGACGCTGCGATGGAATCTTTGCAAGAAAATAGTCCACGCGGATACCTTGGTGCATCTGCTGTGGGAGACCCTTGTGAGCGGAAGTTATGGTTTAACTTTCGCTGGGTCAGGCGAGGCTTTATCGAAGCCGGTGGGCTGCGACGAATCAATGATGGACATCGGGGCGAACAGGTAGTTGCAGACATGCTTCGCCTTGTGCCTGGCGTTAATCTTTCCACGGAAAAGGAACCCGGTGTTCAGCATTCTTTTGAGGCAATCGGCGGGCACTTTCGCGGCAACTGCGACGGGCTTATAGATGGTCTCTTGCAAGACCCGGACGAACTCTACGTCTGGGAGTGCAAGGTCATCAACGAGAACAAGTTTAAGAAGTTGCAGAAGTTGCGCTTCACGGATGAATCCACCGCGCTGAAGAACTGGGACTACGTGTACTACGCGCAGGCTCAGATCTACATGCATTTCTTTGGGACGAAGAAGCACTACCTTACCGCAGCCTCACCCGGCGTTCGCGATCTGATGAGTGTGTGTACGTTGTACTTAAAAGAAGAGGCGGAGATGTTTGTCGAGAAGGCGAAGCGCGTCATCTTCGCTCCGAAGCCTCCGGGCAAACTGTCGAACGACCCGGCATGGCACGAGTGCAAGTACTGCACCTTTAGTCAGATGTGCCACGGCGACGATATGCCGAGACAGAAATCGTGCAGGACCTGCTTGCACAGTACACCGCTTCCGACTGGCGGGTGGAAATGTGAGTGGCATAACAAGAGCTTGGATCTTGAAGTGCAGAAACGAGGCTGCGAACACCACTTGTTTGTTCCCGATCTGATACCGGGAGAGCAGATAAACTCTGGCCCTAACTGGGTTGAGTATCTGATGAGGGACGGATCGGTATGGACAGACACCGCAGCATAGACCCGGAAGAGATATCGGATGATGACGTTCAGTCAACGATGCTGCTGACTGGAGAGGATCTGCTGATTATTTTGAAAGCACTCGACTTGTATGCGTATAGCCTGATCATGTCGTTCTCTACCAAAGAGCTTGAACATGTGAAGCACGTTGCAACAGAAATAATGAAATCACTACCGAAACAGGAACTTGACTCGTGATTAAACTGCGCTACTACCAAGAGGAATCCATCGAAGCCACCATGCGCTACATGCAGGAGAATGATGGCAACCCCGTCATCGTCCTGCCGACTGGCACAGGGAAGAGTCTGGTGATTGCGGAGTTCTGCCGGTTGGTTCTCGGCCAGTGGGCGGATACGAAGATTCTGGTAGTGACGCACGTTCGCGAGTTGATCAGGCAGAACTACGATGAACTGAAGAGTCTCTGGCCCGAAGCCCCGGCCGGCATCAACTCCGCCGGGTTGAACAAGCGCGAGTACGAACCTTCGATTGTGTTTTGTGGGATTCAGTCGGTGCATTCAAAGGCATCGAAGTTCGTCAAGGTCGATATCGTTTTGATTGACGAAGCGCATCTAATTCCGCGCAAAGCCAACACGATGTATCAGAAGTTTCTGAACAACCTGAAGGTGATGAACCCGGACATGCGGGTGATTGGGTTAACTGCTACACCATATCGGCTGGACTCGGGGCTCCTGTACGACGGCAAGGATGCGCTGTTTGATTCGGTCTCGTACGAGGCTCCGCTTTCCGACATGGTGCGCGAGGGGTTCCTGACCAAGTTGGTATCTAAGCAACCCAAGACGCAGCTGGGGGTAAGCGGGGTTGGAATGCGAGGCGGCGAGTACATACAAGGAGAACTCGAGAAAGCCGTTGACAAGGACGACATCAACGCTGCCGTGGTGGAGGAGATTCTGGAGTACGGGAAGGACCGGCGCTCGTGGCTGATCTTCTGCTCTGGCGTGAGTCACGCCACCCACATTGCTTCGCTGCTGGGAAAGCACAGCATCGACTGTGCGACCATCTTTGGGGACACCCCAAGGGTAGAGCGGGACGAGATCATCCGCGACTTTAAGGCCGGCAGGCTGCGGGCTATTGCATCCATGGGAGTTCTGACGACCGGGTTCAACGCCCCGAATGTGGACCTCCTTGCGGTGCTGAGACCTACCTGCTCAACCGGCTTGTACATACAGATCATGGGACGGGGGATGCGTAACTCGCCCGGCAAGACGGACTGCCTGGTGCTGGACTTTGCGGGCAACGTCGCCCGACACGGGCCGGTGGATAAGGTCAATCCCAAGAAGCCCCGGCGTAGCGAAGAGGGCGGCGAGGCTCCGACCAAGACATGCCCAGAATGCCATAGCATCGTTTTTGCGGGCTCCATGGAATGTCCCGACTGTGGATATGTCTGGCCCCCTAGAGAGCCTGAGATCGCCTCTACGGCGACGACGCTGCC